TGGAAATGATGAAAACTGGAGATGCTAAACCTGCTGCGAGAGCAATTGCTGAAACATTAGGACTTCCAATGGAACCCGAAGAAACTACTAAATCAGAAACTTTAACAGAACCTAAAACTGAAAGTATTGAACTTCAAGAAAAAAGATGGTGGAGAGATACTAATGATTTTGAAGATGAAAGGATTTTAATAGAGATTGAAGATACTTTAGATTCAGAAAAGGATAAACTAGAGAATAAACTTATAAATATAATCAATGATGTTGAAGAAAGAGTAGTTTCAAAATTAGATACATTATTAAAATCAGATGGAGATTTGACTGGTTTATGGTATAGAGAAATTAAAACTATTACTCCAGAAGGAAAAGAAAAAATAGAAAGAATAATTTGGGAACCAAGAAGATCAGATATAAAGAAATTATTATTAGACAAGATTAAGACATTTTATCTTTTCGGGCAAGAGACGGCTTTAAGAGAATTAAAAATTAAAGGAGATGTAAAGCTTGATAAAAGATATTGGAACAAATTAACCATGAGAATTCAAAGCATTTTAGATGAAATTTATTCAGATATGAGATATAAAACTAACCTAGTTATTTCAGAAACTTTAGATAATACTTCACTTATTCCAAAGGTTAGAGGAGTTTTTTCGAAAATAAGAAATAAGAAAATACCAACAATTTCAGATACAGAGTTAATGGTTGCATTAAATACTGGAAGAAAACAGATTATGGATTACTATGCAACTGCAGAATAAAGTTAGAAAACTAGTAAGAATTCTTCCTACCCAAGTAGGAAAGAGAAGGATTGTAAGATTTATTTGGAGTGCAATTTTGGACAAGAAAACCTGTCCTCTTTGTAGAAAACTAGATGGAATGGTAATTGATGCTTCAAGTGAGGTATTTACTAAACTTCATCCACCAATACATCAGGGATGTCGATGTCTCTGGATTGGTGTCTGCGGCGAGGATATCCATATTCCTCCTATGTTCCATCCTAAAATATCACCTGATTTAATGAAGTATGCAAGTTTAAAAAATAGAGAAGCTAAAGAAAAAGTTCTAAGTATCATATCAAAAAAGCCTCCTGAAATTACAGAAGATGAGTATCTTGATTATACATTTAGATATGGAACGTATGGTTGGTCGACAGATCCTAAAGGTAATAATGCATTACTTTTGAGAATGGCTGCTGATAAAGGAGTATTAAATAGAGATTATAATTTTGCAGTTTTGCATAAATTGAGAATAAAGGAAATAGAAAAAACTATTAGAGAATTGAAAGAAAAATACAAGGAAGTAGGTTCAGTAATTGAAAAAGCAGCAAGAAGAATGTATAGTGAAACCCAAAGAGTACTCAAAGGGAAAAGGTTAACTTTATATAGAGGAACTAAGGTTAAAAATCATATTGTAGATTCTATAAGTTCTTGGACAAGTGACATAAATATAGCAAAAAAATTTGCAGGAAAACGTGGTTATATCATAAAAATAGAAATTGATCCTAAGCATATATTTACATCTTATAAGACACATCCGGATTTCTTTTATTATAGAGATGAAAAAGAATATATTGTTTTTGATGAAGCTTTGAAAGATCCTAATACTAAAATAGAAGTTTTTAAGAGGGAAAAGTTATGATGAAAGTGATAAAGAAAAAAGATATTACACTTTATATTCCAGAAACTAAAGAAGATATAAGTAAGTTACCTGAAGATTCAGAAACTTTAAGTAGCTTTGCTTCTATAGATTCTGAAGTAAGAAAAGAAATTAGAAGAAAAAAAATAAAAGAAAAACTATTGAGGATTAAAAAATGAAACTGTGTTATGTTTCAGAAATAAATACAAATGAAATTCAACTAAAAGATGGAGTCCATTATGGAAGAATAGAAGTGTTTCGTGTCGGAAAATGGAAACATCCAACTTATGGTTGGATTAAAGCTGATCTAAACATGTTTGAAAATATGATTAAAAATTGGAAGAATAAAGTAATTGGAAGAGAATTAAGTTTTGACTTTCATCATAGACCAGAATGGGGAGCAGCAGCTTGGGTGAAAGATCTAAAAATTGAGGGAGACAGATTAGTAGCTTATGTTGAATTTACACCAAAAGGATATGAAGCTGTGAAAAACAAAGAATATTTGTATTTTTCTCCGGAATATGTAGAAAATTATATTGATAAAGAAGACCCCTCAAGACAGTATGGACCAACATTGTTAGGAGGAGGATTTACTAATACTCCATTCTTAACTAATTTAGCACCAATTGCAATTTCTAAACATTTGGAAGATAAGATCAAATGTTTTTGTTTTTCTGAACTTTGTGATGAATCTTGTAAATTAACTACAATACAAACACCTGGAATTCATACACCTCAATATATTAAAAACTTTAGAGTAGATTATGCAGGAAATGATGACCTTATAGATGCTTGGAACTCTATTGTAGAACAATACAATAAAAATAAAGATAAGTCCTTATTAAACTTAGCTTGGGAAATTTTTAAGGAAGCAAAATCAAGAGGAATACAAGACAAATTAAAAGGAAGTTTGGCAAATAAGTTTTCTAAGATTAAAAAAGAGAAACTGGAAGATGTTTTCCAATCTTTTCCAAATGAAATTGAAATCCCAGGAGTAATTAGTCTAATTGGTTCATATACCCAAGGAAAATATACTTCAGATTTGGACTTACACATTAGATGGACAAATGCACTAGAAAAAGTTAAAAAAGAACTTTGTAGACTTCTTCCTATTGAACTTTCACCTGTTCACTTTGTTACTGAAGAAAAGCTTTTAAATGAAGAGCCTCTGACTAAAGGAATTCCACTTTATAAATTGAAACTTGAAAGGTATGAGACGACTTCAGAAGAACAAAACAATTACTTTGTTCCATTAAGTGACAAATTCTTATTGAAGTTAGAAGGTGAAATAGGAAATAAAGTGAATTTAAAAGTAGGAGATGTAAATATCACTTTAGATGAAGATTTAGAATCAGAATTTAAAAATATTTCAAAATTTGATCATATTAGTGTAAAAGGAATTTGGACACCTATAGATGGAATTGTATTATATGATATTCAAAAACTAGAAGGAAAGGAATTAATAGATATTGTCGAATTAAGGAATCAATATTTAGAAAAGTTAGATAATTCACAAAATATTACAAAGAGACCTCTTGTACATTTTTCTGAAGCTTTTAATTATTGGAATAAAGGTTATGATTATGCTTATATTCCTAGTGAAGATAAAATCATTCCTATAGGAGATTTAATCAATTCTGAAGATACCTGGGATTTATGTTGGTCTACCTCATTAAAGTTCTTCCATCCTAAAGGATATGATCCAACTAAAGTGAGAGATGATCAGTTGAGAGATGATATGAGAATTGCAGTTGCTCACTTGTCTAATATGGATAAAGGCAAAAAATCTATGTTTTCCTCTAAAGAAGAAGGTTTAGATTTTCTTAAAAGAATAATTGAAGAAGCAATTAAAAGGGATATAATAACTTTTCATCCTGAAAACTGGAGTTCTGCTGCCAAAAAATATATGACTCCTGTAATTAGTTCTCTTACAAAAAATAAAATAGAAATAGAGAAAGACCAAATAGATAATCTTTTGAAAGGGAAAGTTACTAAGGATTTTTTGAAGAAAAAGGTTATTACAATTATAATAGACAAAAAAGAAGATCTTTCTAAACTTACATTTATTTCAGATGGAAATAAAATATATGGAATTATCAGATGTTTTCATCCTTATAAAAAAGATGGAAAATTCCTTTATATAGTAAGGGATTTTATTCCATTTAAAAATCCAACTAAAGATGTCAAAGCAAGATTAATAGATACTTCAGGAATACAATTAGCAAATAAAAATGAAATTAAAATAGATTTAGGATGTGGTAATAATAAACCAGATGGCTATATTGGTGTAGATATTGTTTATTATCCATGTGTAGATATACTTTGGGATTGTTCTAAAGGACTTCCTTTTCCTGATAATTTTGCAGATGAAATTAGAGCATTTCACTTTTTAGAACATTTAGAAGATCAAGACAAAATAATGTGGGAAATTTGGAGAGTATTAAAACCAGAAGGAAAATTTATTTTTGAGATTCCTTCTACAAAGACAGAGGGAGCATTTGCTTGCCCAGATCATAAAAGTTATTGGAACAAAAGTACATTCTATTTTTACTCTCAGCCTGAACTTGCTCAGGGAAGGCCATTATTTAACATTATAGAATTAAGAGAAGAAACTAGAGGAAATTTAGTTTATGTTAATGGAATTTTAACTCCAGTAAAATTTAAAGGAGACAAAAGACTTGTAGATGTAATGTCTGATATTAAACTTTTTGAGCCATTTCAAAAATTTGACCAACTTCCAAAACCAGCAATGAAAATATATACCGAATTCTTTAATGTTGATGAATTATGGAATAAATGGGGAAGTAAATTAATGGAACAAGGAAGAAAATTCGCAGCAGAAAACAAACTAAATGGATTTAGAACTTTCATACAAAAGAAAGGAAATAAAGTGAGTTTATTTTTTGAGGATTCTCAAAAAGAAAGGGATCTTCCAGGAATAAATGATTTCTTACTTAAAATAAAAGACGACTTTGCTTTAGATACAAATGTGGGAATAGATAAAAAAGGAAAGCCTCTTCCTAGAATTAAAATTATGAAACTTTTAGGGAAAGCAGAAGAAAAACTAGAACCTAACGAAATAATCAAAGTTACTGCATTTGATATTGTTTATTGGAATGAGGATTTAACTGATTTACCTTTTATTGAAAGAAGAAAAAAACTGGAAGAATTTTATAAGAAATATTTGTCTAAGGATCCTCATTTTGGGATTTCGGAAATGGTCATAATCAAAGATAAAAAGCATCTGGAGAAAGTTTATAAAAAATTAGGCTTTATGCCTCAAAGTGAAGGAGTTGTTTTAAAAGCATTAGATAGCAAATATGGATTTAAACCTCTTACTGATTGGGCCAAAATAAAACACATGGTAGAGTTTAAAGCAAGAGTAATAGATGTCAAATTGAATAAAAATGGTACTTATTCATTTAGATGTGGACTTTTAAAAGGAAATTCTCCTTATCAAAATATTGTTAAATACAATGGTGAAGAACTTCTAGATATGGGCTGGACTTATAATGCCAATTTTAAAGCCTCCAAAGGAGATATTATAACAGTTCAAGTTGAAGAATTAATTCCATCTGAGAAAAATGGAGTTCCAGTTCTAGATTGGTTAGGAGCCTTACCAGTTGATGTAGATAAAGAAAGAGATGAACCATATTTTGCAAATCAGTGCATAGACCTTGCCAAAAGAGGAGGAATTTGGCAAGAATAATGAGAGAAGGAAACATTGATTATAAACCTGGTGATAGTGGTTGGATGATTTTTCAAACTCACGAAAGATTCTTAAGAGAATATCAAATTAAATATACACATGACTTAGGTTGGAAAAGAATCATACTTTCTCCAAAGGAAATTAGTATACTAGAAACTATAAGTTCTTTTAATTGGAGAAAAATCAATGATAGAAATATTTCAGAAAATAAAGATTTCCTCAAAAGATTAACAAAACATATAGAATCAGATCTCTATCCAAATCTTAATAAACTAAGTATAATACAACTAAAGGTTCTAGCCAAAGTTGATCCAGTCAGTATTCATACTGATATTAGATTTCAAAGACTTTCTCCTACTAAAGACAATTATTTTGAGGGAGGAGAAATATTTAAACCGGGAAATCAATTTTATGATAATCCTCTTTTACACTTTGATGAAGATCAACCTTATTTATTTGATTTTAAAAAAGGAAGAGAAAGAGAATTAGAATTAGCTGAAATAGTCAAAGGTCCATTAGAATGGATGAAAATTGGAGATAAAAAACCTTATATTGCCAGACCTGGAGAACCAGGTGCAGGAGAAAATACTTATGGAAGATTAGTAATAAGAGAAAAAGCCAAATGGTGGGCAGGAAAACAGAATAGACATTCTAAGGAATTTTGGTTTGAGGGAAAATATGTATATGGTTGTTATCAATTTAATTATGTTCCTTTAGGTGATGGAAGACGTCAATGGATGATGATACATGTTAAAAGTAAAACTAGAGAAGATGTTTTAGGATGAGGGAAAGAGTTTCAATAATTTACAACTTCAATATTTCTACATTTAAAAATGGGCTTCCTGCTATAATTGTTCCTAATTTAGGAACATTTACCCTTACAATTTATAACGAGTTTAGGTGTAGAAAATGCAATAAACTTCTAGTAAAACCTTCAGAGAGAGGAATTGCTGGAGCAATTAAGTGCCCTCGCTGTGGGTATATTAATAAAATTTAACAATTTTTGAGGTTTAGTTTATAATTTTATTGAATTAAGGCCAAAAGAGCCCGCCTTTTTAAATCTTTTTTAATCCTTTTTAATCCAAAAAAAACAAAAAAAGAGAGGAGGTGTATAGTTTATGCCAGTACATGATTTGGAAGAAATGAAATTTTGCAAGTTAGCAGGTACAGATCGGTGTCCTATCTTCGTTGAACTTGGAGATGATGCTAAACCTGAATATGGAAAGTATCCTGAAGTTCTAAAGAAACAAAGTAAGAAAAAGAGAGCTGAATTAGAGGAAAAGATCAAACAGTGTGAGCAGATGTTGAATGGTTATAAGTGTCCGTATCTCTTTGAGGAAGAGGATTATGCCTATGCCAAAAAGAAGAAAAAGAAAGCAACAGAAGAAGATGAAACAGGTTACGGCTACGAGAAGGAAAAGAAAAAAGAAAAGAAAGCTACAGGTGAGGAGGCCACAGTGAAATTAGTTGAATTAGAGAAAAGAATTAGAAAGTTAGAGGAACTCAATAAAGCCTTACAGGAAAGGAATAAATTACTCGAGGAAAAGACAAAGCTTGCTGAAAGAAGGGCCTTTGAAAAAGAAGTTGAATCTAAGTGTCAAAAGATGTTAGAAGATGGAATCTGGCCTGCCTTTGTGGACGAAGTTAAGAGAATACTTCTTGCTTCTCAGGATCAAACTATTAAGCTTGAAGACAAAGAATCGTCAATTATGGAAATAATTGACAGATTGATAGAGAAAATTCCCGATGAAGTTAAGGTTTCATTTGAGGACCTTACTAAAACTAAGACAATACCTCCTGGTGGTACAGAACTTATGACAGTTGAAGAAGTGGAAAATTGGGCAAAGGAAAAAGGTATCACATTTGAAGAGGCATGTGAAATTTTAGCAAAAGAAGGAAGAATTAGAATCTAAAAGAAAGGAGGTGAAATAAATGAGTGCCTTTGGCCATGGTCAAAATCCCGAAGGTATTATAAGTTTAAGATGGATAGATTCAACTAACAAAGTAAGAAAAAATGATTTAGTAAGATTAGCCATAGGAACTGCTGATGCTGCAGAATTTCCTCACTCCGAAAACGATTTGATTGTTGGTGTATCTCTAGATGAAGGAACTTTGAATAATTGGATTCAGGTTGCAACTGAGGGGATAGTTAGGGTTAGAAATTCTAAAGCAGGAACAGTAAATAGAGGAGATCCTGTTATATATGATCACACTAATTCTGGTGGGACTGTAGGAAAAGTCAGAAGTGCCTTTATTTCGGGAGAACATATATCGGGTACTACTTATTTCGATTCTCTTGCTCACAAGGCTGTTCCTGGTTCTATAAGGAAAGTTTCTGGAACTGGTGTGCTTGAATATCTCTCTGCAGAAGGTACAGCTATTCGTTTTGGAGGGAATCATGATTGTACTATAGCCTATCAGATAGATGCTCCTGTAATTGGATATGCTTTAGATGAGGCAAAAACTCCTAATCAATTATTTAGAGTTGTAATTTCAAAACAAAGACATATTAAGAATAACTCAATATTATAAAAAGGAGGTGAAAAATAAATGGGCATAACAGTTCAAACACCCGGAATTCACACTAATGTTTATTTAAGTAAGATTGCTGTAAACTATGCTCAGGATCAGTTTATGTGGGATAGATTGATGCCTCCATTTCTTGTAAAACGCGAATCTGATAAATTTAAGAAGTATAAAAAAGATGGATATTTCAAGGGAGCTCCTAAAAGAGCAGATGGTGCTCCTGCAGAAGAAGCCTCTCTCTCCTATACCTGGGATACATATTCTTGTTATGAAAGGGCCTTAAAGGATATCGTAACTGATCGTGCAGTAGCAAATGCTGATAATGTATTTAATCTTAAAGCAGATACTGTGAAGTTCTTAACAACAAGAGTCAAATTAGGAATGGAAATAGATGTAATGGAAATTTTAACAAAGACAGATGGTAGCGGATTGTCAAGTGGACATTATAGTTCTCCTTCCAATAAATGGAATGATTATACAAATAGTGATCCTCAAGAAGATATTAGGAATGCAAAAAATGTCATAGCAAAAGCAATAGGTAGACTTCCTAACGTGATTTATATGTCCCCTGAAGTTGAATCTCATTTGGCTGCTCACACAAAAATTAAAGAATTAGTGAAATATACAAGTAAAGATGCTCTTACTAAAGGTGGACTTCCTCCGACTTTATGGGACCTTACAGTTATAGTTTGCCCAGCGGTTTATAATACAGCAGAAGAGGGATTATCAGTTAGTATGGATTATGTATGGAGTGACAATGTGATAATTGCTTATGTAAATCCTGCAGATACAGTGACATTGGGTAGAACATTCATTCATAATAAGAGGAATATGCTAGTTCACACTTGGCGGGATGAAGAAAGAGAGGGTGAGTGGATTAGAGTTTTGTGTAACTATGATCCTAAGATTATCTGTCCAGATGCTGGTTATTTGTTATATAATGTTTTAACATAAATTTTTATAATAGCTTTTTTTGGATTTTTGATTTTTTAAATTTTTGGAGGTTTTATGTTAGTTAGAGTTTTAAAATATTCTGTTACTTATCCGACTGGTCCTCAAAATAAAGGGGACATCATTGAATTGACTAGAGAAGAAGCTAAACATTATATTAATTTAGGTTGGGTAGAACCATTACCTAAAAGTATGCAGAATAAAAAGTCAAAGCAAAAGATTATAGATGAGAGAAAGTTGGTTAAAGATTTAAGTCTTACAAGGAGATTAGAATATGCCAAAAGATTATAGACAAGTAATAGAAAGTGAAGAACAAGGTTGGAGTCTTACAGAAAAAGGTCAAGGTACTTTAACCCTTACTAAGACTAAAGCTACTGATAAATATCACCTTGTCTATAATCTAGACGCAACTTGTACAGAACCTTATGAAATAGAAATTATAACAGGGACAAAATTTTTATGGCAAATGAAGTTTAGTGCAGGATATACTTTATTAAGACAGTTCAGGCCAGGTTTAAGGGGCTTACTAGGTACTTCTATTGATGTTACATTAAAAACTTCTTCAGCTGGTACTTCTTTTTTGAATGTTTCAGGATGGAGTGGAATTAAATAAATATTAATAGGTAAGGAATGTATGGAGGAACAAGCCAAGTTGAGAGGATTTTAGGAATTGGAAGAGGAAAAATTACTATTGGAACTACTGATGATTCAACAATTGGGACCTCATATATTAGAAAAGCAATCGAACAAACAGATAAATACATAAATGCAAGACTTTTACCTTTCTTCGATAATCTTCCTATTTCTCCTACTCCGGATGCCTTAGAATTTTGTTCTAATTTTCTTACTGCTTATTTTGTGTATACAGAACTTTTATGTGCAGATTCTCAAGAGCCTCCAGATGCAGTAAAAGATTGGAAAGACTTGGCTTTAGAAGCTTTAGATTCTTATATTAAAGCTAGACTCTCAACTAGAGGATATCCTACTTATACTAAACAGGATAGACTTTTTAAGATTAAAGGAATAAAGGGAATTGGAGAAGGAGTGATTAAAGACGATGATACCATAATAGAAAGATGAATAATTTAACATATATAGGAGTTAGTATAATTTCACTTTTATCTTTAGCAATTGGATATTTTTGGAAAACCAAAGTCGATAAAAATTTTTGTAATTTAAAGCATGAAGAATTAGATAGAAGAATAGGAATTTTATTTGATGAAATAAAAACTGATATTAAAGAATTAAAACATAAACAAGAAAATTTTAGCACTTCCTTAGAAGAAATCAAAGAAATTCTTTTAAAATCTATTGCAAATCTACACAAATAGTATTATAATATTTTAAATGAAAATTGGAATTATCAGTGTCTGGTTCCATAGAGGTGCAAGTTATATAGCTCAGCAAATTGCAGATACTTTAAATGAATATGGTCATGAAATCAAAATATTAGTAAGACCTAGTAATATTAAAGGTAGGATAAAATTTTCTACAGAATCAAAATATAATCTAGTAATTTCACCACGCTATATTATACCTGAAAATTTACTACTCTCTTTTTCAAAGAAACTTGATGGTTTAATTTTTATAGAAGAACACTTTACTTTAGATAAGATTAAAAATGTATTATCAGAATTAGATATTTGGAAGTTGAATTATGTAGTTTGGGAAAATGTTAATCCTTCACATAAAGTTCTTTATGAAAAACTTTTTGATAAGTTAATTTGTCCTACCAGATGTAGTTATGAACATTTATCTAAATTTCTGAGTAATTGCTACTATATTCCTTGGGGAATAGATCTGAACTTTTGGAAACCTGGTCAATTAATAAAAGTTAACGAAAATAGAAGAATTAGGATGTTTTTTCCAGAAGGTTGGGGAGGAGTTTTTGAAAGAAAAAATCTGAAGGCAGTTATGAATGCTTTCAGTAATACAATTCCAACAAAAGAATGCGAATTATATATTCATACTCAATATGAATCTAATGAACCAAAGGAAGGTCTTTTCTGGAAAAGAAGTTTTGGCGATGTTCCTTTAGAGACAATGGTAAAGGCATATCATTTTAATGATCTTGTTTTACTTCCATCTAAGTGGGAAGGATTAGGTCTTCCTTTCATGGAAGCTTTAGCAACAGCAAGACCTGTGATCACATTAAATAAACCTCCTATGAATGAAATTATAAATGAAAAGACCGGAATTTTATGTAAGGAAAAACTTAAAATTTACTACAATGGAATATATGTCCCAGCTTATGAGATTGATGAATTGGAATTTTCAAAGGCAATGCTTTCTTACGCAAGGAATAAAAAAGTTCTAAGAGAACATCAAGAAAATGCAAGAAAAAGAGCAGAAGAAAAATTTGATTGGAATAAAAATAAAAAACATTTATTGGATTTAATAAATGAATTATCCTAAGGAAGTAAAAGAAATTGCAAAAGAATCTGACCTTGGTGAAGGAGGAATATTTTTTCTATATAACTTTGTGATTGACAATTTTAAGAAAGAGGATGATTGGGCTTTAGAATTAGGAGTATGTTTAGGAAGATCTACAAGAACTATTTTATATGCATTAAAAGAGGTTGGAAAAGGTTCTTTAATTTCCATTGACAATGTTTTAGATCATAGGGTCACTAAAACAATTAATTTTATAAAAAGCTATCCTGATCTAAAAAAGAGATGGTTTTTTGTAAAAGAAGATGATAAAAATTTTTTAAATATCTTGAACACAATTGTATTTAGTATAAAAAAACTAAAACCTAGTAAGTTTGTCTTAATAGATACTAGTCATGAATATAATCATACCTTAATTGAATTGTTTGCTTATAGTCACTTAACGAACAATATATTTTTACACGACACTGAGCTTCCTTCTGTAAATAAAGCAATAGATCTTTTTTTAAAAAATATTTTTACACGACACTGAGCTTCCTTCTGTAAATAAAGCAATAGATCTTTTTTTAAAAATTTACGATCAAGAGTTTGAATATAAGGAATGTGGTTTTCTTCATGGCTTCGCACATTTAAAGAGGAAAAAACCTTTGGGAGAAGTTGCTTCTCTTCTTA